ATCTTCTTTTCGCGCTCCACCGCCTCGGCCCGCTCGATCTCTTCTTTCGGAATCTCCCATCCGCAATGCGGGCATACCCGTATGGCGCGGGAAAAGGTATCCCCACATCCACCGCACTCGATAATCTTGACTTCGCCGGCCTCGATGCAGTCGATTGGACCGTGTTCCTGGATGCAATGCGCGTAATCAAGAATCAGGCAATCGGTCTTGGAGTCGTGCAGGCGGAGCCCTCGACCCACCTGCTGATAATAGAGCCCGACAGATAGCGTAGGGCGCAACAATACGACGGCATCAACCCGCTTGGCGTTGAACCCCTCGCTGAATACATTGATCGAGCAAAGCGCCTTGTAGCGCCCGGTCTTGAACCCCTCCGATATACGATCGCGCTCATGGTGCGGGGTCTTAGCCGTCACATACGGGGCATCAACGCCATACTTGCGAAGCTCCACCGACACCCGCTTGCAATGGTCCATATCCACGCAGAAGAACAACACCGACTTCCGGCGCTCGCGGATAAGGGTTTCCATGACCGACTTAATGGTGCGACTCACAAGGTCGTCGGTATCAATCGCCGCGGCGAGGGATGATTCGATATAGTCCCCACCACTATTGCGCTTGACGTTGGTAAGGTCCGGCTGGACATCACCCATCTTGGACCGCAGCTTGCAAAGGAATCCCTGGGCGATAAGATCACCTACATTCGCCTCATAGCAAACTTCGTTTAAAATGTGGTCCTTGTGGCAGATGGGACCGCAACCCATGCGGTACGGGGTGGCCGTGAAACCAATCACGCGCAAATTCTTATTCGATATCCGGCACCCCTTGATGAACTCGCGGTATTTTCCCTCGCCCTTCGCTGGAATGCGGTGCGCCTCATCCACAATGATAATATCGAACGGCGCAAAGTTGCCCCACTTGTTATAGATGGAGTCGATTGAGGCATAAATTACGGAATGCTCCTCATCCTTGCGCCCCAGCCCCGCTGCATAGATTCCGATATCCCCCGCCGGCCATACATCCACAAGCTCATCATGATTCTGCTTAACCAATTCCTTGCGGTGCGCCAGGATGCAAACGCGCAAGGGTTGATAGGCGGCCTTCCACTTCTGAATTGTCCACGCAATCACGATGGACTTGCCTGAACCCGTCGGCAATACCACGCAGGGGTTTGAGTCCTTTGTGGATATGTGAAGGTCCAGAGCCTCGAACGCCTCTTCCTGATAGGGGCGGGGGGTTATGAGTCCTCCGGCGAGTGGTGGTGGCGGGAAGAGTGACATTACTCCACTCCCTGCCAAACCGCCACATACCGGCTTTCCTTATACATCACCACCAGGTATTGATTCCGGTACTCAATCGCCTGGGTAGCGTCGGTATCCTCCTTATTCGTCGGCACCTCCCGGCTTAGTGGAGTTTTCAGCAACTCCGTCAAAAACGGCTCAAGCTCATCAGCATCAGCACTCCCTTCCCACAACAGGCGGGAATCCTTCGGGTCGTACCTATCAATGAGTGAAAGTGTAGGTATTTCAAACCCTACTACCGTCGCCCCCAGCACCTCTTTAACCTTCGTCGCCACGCCTACCAATGCCGCCGGGGTTTTCATCAGCTCCTCGGTTGTCCATTGGCCTTCACCTGCTCCATGCACCCATTGAGTCTTGTCGGATTTGTTCTCGAACTTGATCCAGTCGTCACCGGCGTCGATGGGGTCGGCAAAGGTGAGGAGTTGGGGGAGGATGAGGTGCATTCCACAAGGCTGCATCTTCCCTTTCTTGACACAGCCCCACTTCCCATCCCCGTCCATCTCCGGCGTCGAATGGCAACACGTTCGGCACGTCTTTGCGGGAATCGGTAATGCCGTCTCTCCCGTCCCCCAGCACAACGGCGACGCGTCGCACATCTTGCAGCGGAAGTCGTCGGCGCGGTTGGTGCATCGCTCGGGCGGGGCATTGGACTTGATAATGCGCTCAGCCCGGGTCATGATTGCCTTGAACTCCTTGGAATTGAACTCAATCCGCTCGGAGTACAGTTCGTCGGTATCCTTATTGACGGCCAGATAAAGGGCGCGCTCCATCTTCCCCAATCCCATATACACCATCATCTGCGCATAGTGCATCGGCTTGGACTTCTTGACTCCATCGCCCTGAAGCTTTCCGAAGGACTTGCTTGAATGCGTCTTAAATTCGCACAAATGCCACGTCTTAGGTGCTTCCGGAATCCCAAGCGCAACCGCATCCATGTGTCCGGAGAAGTGGCCGGCCACCGCGCTCACCGCAATCTGCTCATCCTCGTCTCCATGCACTTCGCACCCGATCCCGCGCAACTCCTGGAAAAAGCGGGGCTCCTCACGGTGTCCGGTATTGAAGAGGCGGTAGATGCGCCCGGTAAAGGTCTTGGTTATGCAGTTTCGGAAGGTGAACCATAGGAACCGGTCGCAATCATGTCCAATGATCGACGCGCCAAGATATCCGCGGGTTGGTTCGGCATCGCCTTTGGCTTTCCAATAGGCATAGATGCGTGAAACGGTTTCCGTCTCGTTCTTCTGGAATGCTGATAAGTCACCCATGATTACGCTCCCCGCCTTTCGGAATCGAAATGATTGATGCGAACATGGGCGCCACAGTTGATATCCGCCCAATCGTTTCCCGGCGTAGCGACGGTGTGGGTCTGGAATCCGCGCTTATACATAGCTTCAAGGTCGGATACCGCGTCGAGGTAGTTAATGGCCTCGTCCTGCGTGATCTTGCCTTGGTTATTGAGACTGGCAATCTTCTGGCGCGCCGCGCTGGGGGTCGTGCAATCGAGCATCATGCAGACGCGGGCGGAGGATGCGGCCAGGTTACAGCCAAGCGAGATAGTTTTGAGGTATCCGCGCCACAGCATTTTGGAGTTTGATTCGTCGGTTCCGGTTTTCATATTAGATTGCTTTCTGAAGGTGTTCTGCGATTGCGATGGTTTGGAAGAATGACTGCGCTGATTTAGCGTTTTTTTGTTTTTGTGACAGAAATGCGATTTTCTTTTCTTCGTTTAGGCGTTGGAGATATTGATTCATCCGTAATGCGCTCTCTCTTTCGCGGATCTTTTGCAATGCTTCATTTTGCCTGTTATTACGCTCTCGCTCAAAACTCCCATAAAAATCGCTACGATCAGACGGCAGGCATGATCTTGTAGACCAATGCACCCTTAGGTCAGCCTCCGTATTATGTAAATTCGGACGTACAAAAGCTCTGAAGAAAACAGGATGATCCGGGTCTACGTATAATGTGATGCAGTCACTTCCGCCATACGGTCGATCTACACAGATATTCCAAACCCCTGCGGCAGATCCTTGAAATCTTTGGATTGGAGGAATGAACTTTGAGAAGTTCTTCGCCATCCATTTTCCAAACCTAACGGTAATGTTTTTGTTGTGCGATTCGCATTTTCGATGTATGGAATCTTGGCATTTTTGACAAGTAAAGAATTTTGCTCGCCTATTCGGTGGCATATCACGCTTTTTTCCACACCGCTCGCATTGTTGATATTTATTATGCGCCATGTTCACATCTCCTGCAAAATGCGCCGCATCTCCGTCTTATTCAGGGCGACGCCGCGCCTGAACGACACCTTGCCATCCGTGATGACGTAGGGCATAACATCGACTTCCTCTGCGGGTTTAGACTTGCGCGCCTCGATAAACGCCTTCTGCTCTGCCATGGTGCGAATGTGCGTGCCGTCAAAAAGCTGATCCGCTTGATCTGGTTCGACTTGGCGAATATCAACTTTAAGAACCTGGCCTTCTGCGGTAAGCATCTCAAACCGCTTGCCGGAAAAGACGGCCTCCTGATCGCTATAGGCGAGGCGTTTGATCTTTGACGCATACTTACCGCCACCGCCCATAAGCAGTTTTGGGTGAAGCCACTTGCGACCTACAGCCTCAAACCCAGACCATGCACTAGCCGGGATGAAGTCGGCGCACTCCGCGATAAACACATCCTTCATGTTGGGGTTCTCGTCAATCGCTTGAACGTAGATTTCCGACGCACTTACTATTGACTCCATGCCCCGCGCGAACGCTTGCTTGAACTCTTCCACTTTGCTTAACTGTAATTTGTTCATGTTTGAAATAATCCGCAGAATCATCCGCTGCGGTGCCGGTGGTAGGGGGGTTACGCCAACTTCAACTCAACCGCTATCTTGCGGGGTGTCGCCGTCACCAGTTGCGAAATACGGAGGAACGCCTCGGGATAGATTTCCCGCATACGCTCATACGCCTTCTCGTCAAACTTGTAAGTTGCCTCTTGCGGCGGAACATACGCCAGCGGAAGCGCTGCCCCGCCCGGCATTTCAGACTCGCCAATGTCACGGATAGCATCAACGTCGGCCACATACTTCATGGCGCGCTTGATGGTCAGCTTCAACGCCCCAGCCTTGACGGTCTTGCTCCCGACATCACCCGTCGGCACCAACGCCGCAATCTGCTCCTCGATCTCGATGCGCTTGGCAGTCGCCTCGGCCTCGATCACTTTGGCGTCGTAAAGCTCAATCGCCAGTTGTTCTAACGTCTTGTCCATAATGAAATCCAGCGTGTGTTTCCCGACACGCGGCGGGGTTAGGGGTTGATTATTTTTCCCAGGGGCGCTTGCCGGCGGCGGCTTTAGCGGGAGTCGCAGGGGTAGCCGCGGTCGGCTTGGCCGCGGGTTTCGCCGCGGGCGCAGCAGCGGCAGGTGCCGCGGTTTCGTTCAGGGACTTGTATCCCTTGATCTCGTTGTCGGGCTCGCGGTCCTTTTCCTTGCGGATAACCACCTTGACGAGAAGCTGACCGCCGATGAGCGATGAGCTATCCTTAATGGTGGCAAGCCCAAGCGCCTGACCGATTGACGCCAGTTCCCGAAGGGCGATTTCAACCGCCTGCTGATTCGGGTTGGCAATGTTCAGGTTTGAGAACAACTTGCGCCCTGCGCTGACTTCGCCAAGGATCACCATGGCGAGCTTCAGGTACTTCCCGTTGCCGGCCTTGTTTGACTTCACTTCCGCCTGCTCAATCTCGACCGGGTACCATCCGGCGGGAACGGGATCAAATGCCTTCATGGGTTCAATCCCGTTCAAATCCACATCACCAATCACGTCTCCGATATCATTCATTCGTATCTCTCTTTCTTTGTTGTCTTGTTTACTTAACCGTTACATCAACTCCGCAACCGCTTCCTCGAACGCCGTCCATGCAAGCGGCAATTCATAGGGTAAGGAACCATAGATACCCCGACCGCCGCCCGGGTGGGCCGGGCGCTTCTGCGTGTAGAGGAACCGCTGGCCGTGGGTGAGGTCGTATCCCCGCTTCTTCGCCTTCGAGAACGTGGTATCCTCGCCTTCTTTCTTGACGGAAACTTTCGTGTTGCAGAACAGAATCACGTCAGCCCACCGCTTCAGCAGTTCCGACACTTCGGAATCCAGATCGAAGTCGTAGCAATCGTAATCATCGCCTTCCGGATTCTTCTGCTTGCGCACCTTGATATGACCGATCAGGATGATGGCCATGTTCTTCTCGTCGCGAAGCACGTCCAGGCTTTCAAGCAACTGGCGCCACCGTTGCTGTACCGCCGCTTCACCGATGCGGAAACCCGAAATCTTCCGGATGTTCTTGACGTTGAACTCGGTGCAAACGTCGTCATAGATGATGGGGCCAAGCGCCGACGCGCTATCCAGCACCACCGTCTTGTAGGCATGCTCCTCGGTGGCGAGCGAACCAATGGCTTCCAACACCTCCGTAAACGTCTGACAGGCCGGGAACTTGGCAATATCCAAGTCATCCATACCTGTCTCCCCCTTCATTGGAATGCCAATGGGTTTGTTGGACCCGAACTCCTTTGCCTTGCCGTCCTCGAACACGGTCCCGCAGGCAAAGTTTGTCTTTCCAATCTTCTCCACTCCCAACACGATCATGCGCGGCGCCTTGATCTGCTTTCCTTTACTGATTGAACTGAGCGATATCATTCTATCTCCTTTGCGTACAATAGTACGCTTCTGTTTTCACAACCAAACCCACAACAACGCAATCGACAGACCGGCGCAAAGAACCGCCAACACCGCATTGAGTTTTTCGCAATGCCTTAATTCGTGATGGAGTTGATTGCGCTGCTTGATAATCATTACTGTGTAATAATCAATCATTCGATACTCCTGCATTCATCAGGTGGGCCACTTGCCCGTAATTCCAAAACCTTAACTGCTTCCCCTGGGCCGTGGGCTTCGGAAGCTTTCCGATCCTCACCCACTCCCAAACCGTTCTTCGACTCACCTTGCACGTTCTCGCCACATCCATCGGCATCACCCGCGGTCCATGCTTGATAGCG